AATCCTGGGTAGAGAGTTGGTCAGCGGCTTCCGAGACATTCTATTCCGATCAGATACTGTGGACGGGGACTTAGATAAGGAGTCCCAGTTTTATATTTTGAAGAATACGGACTGTCCAGCGATTTTGCCGGAGTGTTTGTTTTTTGATAACTATCACGATTACCTGTTACTGATGGATCCGGATTTTAGGGTTGCGTACGTACATACTCTGGTGAATTTTATTCGTAAAGCAGAACAACTTAATATATAGAACTTTTATGTTTAACTAAAATAATAAACGATGAAAAGATTAATGATGTTATTTGGATTTCTGGTACTGATGATTGTACCTGTTTTCTCTCAGGATGTTGAACCACCAAGTGATTGGATGGACCTCCTGTCACAAATGCCGACATGGTTCGGGACACTTGCTGGCTTTGCAGCCATAACGGTGTTCCTAGGTAGTGTCGTAACCACTTTATTTAAGATTACCAAGTCACTATGGAAACAGATAGTAGCTTGGGCAGTTGCCATTGTACTATGTCTGGTGGGTAATCTTGTAAACTTTGGCCTATTGTCAGAAGCAACTTTATTGCAAACGCTTGCATATGGATTAGGAGCCGGATTAATCGCAAATGGTATATTCGATTTCTCCGTAGTTCAGTTGATTCTACAATATTTGAAATTGGAAGTGAAAAAACCGTAGTTGGTTAATTGCGGGGGACGGGGGGTTTCGTCATGGTTTCTCTCCCGTCCCTATTAAAAACTTAAAACGATGGATGAAGAAGTAACTGGAATGTTGTTAAGCGGGATCACTGGGAAGGAATTCGTGGTGTTGTATCTCGTCAGTATCGTAGGAATTGTGGTGCGGTTTCTATACAATCTCTGGGAAGGTATCACGAAGGATATTGCCACACCATTTACTTTCCAATTCAAGTTCTTCGTGAAAGGCTTGATCCGGATCATATTTTCACTAATAATTATGGCCGTTGTAATTGCCCGCTTTCAAGAGTTTTCTCATTTATTTGGTAGCATAGAAAATGTGATTGCTGAAGGTGATAATGCCACAATTGGACTCACGGCTGGTTCTGCATTTATGCTTGGAATGGGTGTTGATGAATTAGTAAAGCGGGTTGTGAGTTATAGTAATGATAAACTGCTTCTTAATATAGATGAAACAAATTTTCAACCTAAGAAATAATGGAACGAATTAAACCTCCACAAGATAAGGCACCGTTGCAAACGATGAGTGCTTCACAGAAAGTGGCTGTGTATAGTGAGTTAATCTCCCGGGCGGCCTTGGCTGCTCAATTAGGAGGACAGTACGGAGGGGATCGGGAGATATACCAGGCACTTGGATACCCACTTGATATCTCCTACGAGATGTATGCCTCTCGGTATGCTCGGCAGGACATTGCCCGTGCCGTTATTAATCGTCCGGTAAACCACACTTGGAAAGGGGTTGTAAAATTAACGGAGGTTGGTGTAAAAGAGGAAACCGAACTTGAAAAGGCCTGGAAAGTCCTTAATAAGCAGTTACAACTGAAAAGTAAATTTATCCGCGTGGATAAACTCAGTTCTGTGGGTGTGTATGGGATTTTGTTGCTTGGATTTGATGATGTGCAAAATGCATCCGGATTTAGTGTACCAGTTTCTCCCGGTAAAAGGAAATTATTATATGTAAAGCCATTGGGGTATGGGAATGCCAAGATTGCAAAGTATGTGACGGAGCCTAAAAATCCCAGGTACGGAATGATAGAGGCGTACGATGTGGAATACAATAATCCCGGAAGCACCACACTATCTACCAAATTAGTTGTGCATCACTCCCGTGTAATTCATGTCACGCAGGAATTGATGGAATCAGAGATTGAAGGGGTGCCTGTACTACAGTCTGTCTGGAATCGATTGATGGATTTGGAAAAACTGGTAGGGGGTTCAGCAGAGATGTTTTGGCGCGGTGCCCGTCCTGGATATCAGGGCAGGATAAAGGAGGACTATACCTTGACTCCGGCTGTTGAAGCTCAGTTGGAAGCACAAATGGATGAATTTGAACATGACCTCCGCAGACTTTTAATTAATGAAGGCGTGGATATGGAGTCATTGGCTCCGCAGGTATCAGATCCAAAAGCTCATGTGGATGTGCAAATTGAAATGATATCAGCCATAACCGGTATCCCTAAACGGGTACTAATTGGGTCGGAACGTGGTGAACTATCTAGTGACCAGGATATTGTGGGTTGGTACAATATTATTCAGACTCGTCGTGAGGAACATGCGGAATTAAACATCATGCGTCCGTTCATAGACAAAATGATAGAATATAAGATATTACCAGCACCGAAAACTTCGGATTATCAAATTGAATGGGAAGACCTGTTCGCTGCCAGTGACAAGGATCAAGCCGAAATTGGGCGCGTCAGGGCCACTGCCCTGAGGGAGTACTCACAGAATCCGACTGCTGAAATGATTATACCACCGGAAGCGTTTTACAAGATAATGCTTGGATTGGATGCGGACGAGGTGGCGTTAGTACAGGGAATGGTGGATTCTAATTTGGAGGAAGAATTGGCCGATATCAGGGAAGCCACATTACTTCCAAAGGAGACAAATGAGACAAAGGAGACAAATGAGACAAAGAAAATAGCGGAAAAACCAATACAACCAAATGGAGATGACGACTGAAACCGCTACATATAGTAATCTGCAGGTGTTGCAGTATGATCCCACCCGGACGGTGATGCTGCGGAATGCTTTTGTACGAGCTATGAATAAGCGGTTTAACAAGTTGATTCGCGTGATACGGCAAGCTATTGTCGATCAGGATTGTTTTGGATTGCAAATATACACGGCAGCTGAAGTGGAGCCTCCCGGATATCAGGCGTTCAACTTTCCGCGTAACAGTCAGAAAGTAGACGCGTTCATGCGTTGGCTTCGGTTACAGGAGGAACGCGGATTACTACAAACTATTGAACTTCAACGAATTGGTGAAGGCGTTGAACAGGCTTGGACAAACATCTTCATCAGTGATTCCTATAAGCGGGGTGTTTGGCGGGCCAGATATGAATTGAAAAAGAAGGGGTATCCTGTCCCTGGTGTTGAGCAAAGCGGTGGTATTGATGTGATAATGGGGACTCCGTTCCATATCGATATGGTGGGACTGGCCTTTACCCGGGCATTTGAGGGATTGAAAGGGATCACGGCAGTCATGGATACTCAGATATCGCAGATATTGGCAATGGGACTGGTAGATGGGGACAATCCCCGGGTACTGGCTCGGAAGTTAGTATCTGTCATTAACGGTAGTGGAGGTGACCTCAGTATTACCGATTCACTGGGACGATTCATCCCGGCCAAACGAAGGGCTGCGATGCTGGCTCGTACTGAAATAATCAGGGCACACCATCTGGCAAATATACAGGAGTACAAGAATTGGGGTGCGTTGGGAGTTATTGTTGTTGCTGAATGGGGGACGGCAGGAGATGACAGAGTGTGTACAGAGTGTGCAGGATTACATGGTAACAGGTATACTCTGAATGAAATAGAACATATGATACCAAGACATCCCAATTGTAGATGTATTGCAATTCCTGTCGAACGAAAGGATCCTAGAGGAGTACCACACACCACAATGCCCAGAACCGATGAATTACGTGACGTATGATAGATAGAGTGAAATATAAAAATGTAGAAAAACTTATATCATGGAAGTAGAACTTGAATTAAGGGAAATAATTACTCACTCGGTTGCAACAAATCAGTACAACATTCGTGAGGATACTAGAGAAGGTAAAAAATATTTGGTTGTCCCTGTGGTAATGATGGTTGAGGGAGTCCATCACGGGAATCACGGTGCAATTCTCCACCAAGGGTCGGAGCTTGCCCGTTTTACGGAAGCCTGGAATGGTCGCCCAGTAACTATCTATCATCCACAAAAGGATGGCCAAAATGTCTCTGCCAATTCACCTGAACTCTTAGAACAATATGCAGTGGGAGAAGTTTTTAATACCCATTACGATAATGGTCTAAGAGCAGAAGCGTGGATTGACTTAGATAAGATCAGTCAACGATCACCAACGGCCTTGGCCTATATTAGGTCTGGGAGGCCCTTGGAGGTTAGTGTTGGAGTTTTCAACGACACCGAAGAAGCCCAGGAAGGTGCTGAGTGGAACGGTGAAACCTACGAATCCATTGCCAGTAATTACAGACCAGATCACCTCGCTCTTCTGCCCGGAGAAAAAGGTGCCTGTTCATGGGAGGATGGCTGCGGTATTCGTGCAAATCAGGAAGGAGGTAACATGACCAAGGATTTAATACAAGTCTTTAAGGACTTAAATCTGAAAGGTTATGCTGTGTCCCCTATCACGAATGAGCAGGGATACAGAGAACTAACTGAACTCCTCCAAGCGAAGTTGAATGCATTGGATAATGATGAGAGGATGTACTACCTACAGGAAGTGTATTCCGATCATTTTGTTTATGCTGTTCATTCTCGTGAACGGGGAGATACCACACTATTTAAACGGGGGTATACCATGACCAGTAATGAAATTACATGGGATGAAGCTCCTGTTGAGGTGATTAAGAAGACCGAGTATGTGACAATGTCAAGTGGCATAATTCGGACTGACGTGAATGTAAATAAAAATAAAGGAGGTAAAATGAGTAAAGAAGGAACCCTCTGTTGTGAAGCCAAAGTTGATGCGCTTATTGCAAATAAGCAAACACAATGGGCTGCTGATGACAGAGAATGGTTACTGACTCAGGAAGAGTCCGTGATCGACAAGTTGATCCCTCTGGAGCCTGAAAAGCCGGTGGAAGCACCAGTAGTTCAGGTAAATAAGGCTGAAGTTATTGACGAGTTCAAAGCTGGCCTGAAGACCATTGAGGATTACACCGCACTGATGCCTGCAGAGATGAAGGCAACAATTGACGGTGGCGTGAAGCTCTACAATGAGCAAAGGGAAGCCCTCGTGAAGGGTATTATGAACAACACCGCCAAGGATGTCTGGACGAAAGAAAGTCTGGAAGCCATGGAGGATGTTACCCTGGAATCGATTTACAAATCAATTAATGTCGCTGACTATTCCGGTCAGGGGATTGCTGCTAACCGAGCCGTTGATGGTGAGGAGAAGCTGCTTCCTGTAGGTGTTGGAGACACAAGAAAGGAGGAAAAATAAATGGCAAATAGTATTATAATTAAATCGTACGTCAAAGTACAAGAGGAGATTACTGCAACTGCTGCGGCTATCACTCCGGGAATGTTACTGGAGTTATCTAGTGCAGGGCTGGTGCAAGCTCATAGTACTGCTGGCGGGAACGTACTTCCCATGTTCGCTTTCGAAGATGAACTGCAGGGAAGGGGTATTGACACTGATTACGCGATTAGCACCAGGGTACAAGTATTAATTCCAAGGCGTGGTGATATCGTAAACGCTCTTTTGGCTGATGGGGAAACCGCAGTCATTGGTAGTTTTCTGGAATCAAATGGCTCTGGTGCATTACAGGTACACGTTGCTGATGCATCCAATGTCGCGGTTATTCCAAATTCTATCGTCGGACAGGCTATTGAGGCTGTGGATTTAAGTGATTCGGCAAACTTGACTGCTGTTGGTAGGATTCAAGTTCGTATACTTTAAGAAAGGAGGAAAAGAAGATGAATGTTGATTTAATCCTCAATGGTCAGGCTCAAGGAGCCGTTGCCCAGGAACTTCTCGCAAATGGTAAGACAGATGTGGGAATGATGAAACCTTTCATTGATTCAAAGGGACGCTCATGCGTCACTATTTTCAGTGGAGGAGATCCTAAGGATCCAAATAATTACAGAACACAGTTGTCCACTAACACCGCTGTCCTGCGTAGGGATGAGTGGAAACAGTTGGATGAGGCTGTGATGAATATCTCTGAATACAGGCTGGGCGGTGTCCAAGACCTGATTGATAATGGACTGACTTTCAATCTCGGAAACGGGATGGGATCGACAGTTTTGGAATGGCATGACGTAAGTGATGCATTGACCGCTGACATGACTATGGACGGGGTAACCCGCGGTAAGAATGACAGGCCAGTGTTTCAGACCAACTATCTGCCCTTGCCAATTATTCACGCTGATTACGAGATAAACAGCAGGGTATTGGCAGCAAGTCGTTCACTGGGAAATCCTCTGGATACTACCATGGCTGAACGTGCTGCAAGGCGTGTGGCTGAGAAATTGGAAACAATGCTTTTCACAAACACAAGCTATGCTTGGGGAGCCGCTGACGATCGTAGCCGTAATTCAATTTACAGTTATGTGAATCACCCGGACCGTAACAATGTTACTCTCTCAACTTATGGGGCGTGGAATTCTGCAAGTGCCACAACTGGTGCTGAGATTTTGGAAAGTGTACTGGCTATGAAACAAGCATCCATTGATGACTATCATTATGGACCTTGGAAGCTGTACATCCCAACTTCTTATGAAACCCGTTTGGACAATGACTATGACACCTCTACTCCCGGTACCACGATCCGTGAAAGGATTTTGAAGATTGCCGGTATTACTGGAATCAAAGTTGTTGATACCCTTGCTACTGATAATGTCTTGCTGGTGCAACTTACCAGTGATGTTGTTAGGTTGGTACGTGGTATGGCTCTTCAGAATGTCGAATGGCAGTCCGAAGGTAAGTTTATTACCAATTACAAGGTTATGACTATCCAAGTTCCTCAGATTCGTAGCGATGCGAATTCCAGGTCTGGGATTGTTCACATGGCCTAGTAAAAATCAGATAAATCACTAATCATGTGATTTTTCTTAAATAAGGAGGAAGTAAAATGAAACGAACAAACACAGGGTCTGAATTGATCACTTGGAAAAGATTGGGGAATAAGCCCATGATTTTTAATAACAGGTACATTAAACCGGGCCAAACATTTACAGCCAGGGTAGAAGATGTTCCCGCGGCTTTTCGTGATATCATAGTGCCGGTTGATTCAGAACAATACGAAGAAGTTAAAGCAAAGGAAGACAACGTAACGGCTGATGCTGTTGAGTTAGAATACTTTGTGAAAGTCCGTTCAGCTGGATATTATGATGTTGTTGATAGTGCTGGAAAAGTCCAAAATGAGAAAGCCCTTAGAAAGGCAGCTGCTGAAGAGTTGATTGCGACATTGAAAGGCTGATGAGTTGGATAATTCCAAGAATGTGGGAAGGGGGAGAGTGTTGGATCATCGGAGGTGGTCCTTCCATCGCCACTCAATTTGAGGTGCCAGAGGACGTCATTACGGGAGTTCTAAGTAAGACACTCCCTGTAAGTGCCTACTCTCCATTTCTTTCCGCAATACATGGTAGGCATGTCATTGGTGTTAACGTAGCGTTTATGTTAGGAAATTGGATTGATATCGTTTTTTTTGGTGATGCTGGATTTTATAAACAGTATCAGAAGCAAATGAATGCATTTCCTAAGGTGAAGGTGACATGCAATCCTATTTTATTCAATAAAAAAAATATGCATATACAAAGCGTTAAGTTAGTGCGAAAGGATGCCGCTCATGGATACGGGATTTCTCAAAATAAAAATAGTGTGGCTTGGAATAATAACAGTGGTGCGGCAGCAATTAACTTGGCGGTGCATTTGGGTGTTGCACGTATTTTCTTGTTGGGATTTGATATGACGTTGGGGCTGGAAGGATCTCAGCATTTCCATGATCAGTACAACAGGGGCAAATATATAAATGGCAGAAAACTCCCATTTAGAAGGCATCTCATGTCCTTTCCGAACATTGCAAAGGATGCCAAAAGATTAGGTGTTGAAATTATTAACGTATCTCCCGATAGTGCTATTACAGAATTTCCCCGGGTGAGTTTAAAAGAAGCATTGAAAATGAAATAATGGTTACAATGGATGGAAGAAAGAGATGGGACTGGTTAATTGAGTTGACTAAATTTCATGGTTTTACTCATGGTGCTGAGATTGGTGTGCATCGTGGGAATACTACCTATCGCATATTAAAGGCCTGTCCAAACTTGCGCTTGATTGCTGTAGATCGGTGGAAAGATATCGATCCGAATACAAAGGATGCAAATGAAATTGGCTTGGCAGGAGCAAATATGAGTGCTGCACGAGTCCGATTTAATAGACAAACCCGCTCCTTTCGGAATAGGGTGACGGTATTGCATGGAGATAGTGTGGCGATGGCAAAAAAGATCCCGGATTCCACACTGAATTTTGTGTTTATTGACGCTGATCACCGATATGAAAAGGCCTTGGCAGATATCAAAGCGTGGACACCAAAGGTAAAAGAGGATGGGGTTGTTTGTGGGCACGATTACAACCACCCAAGATTCCCTGGCGTGACCCGGGCTGTCCACGAATGCTTTGGTGATGAGTATGAGGAGGTTTTTGTAGATTATGTGTGGTATGCAAAAAAGGAGGATTTTCTGTTGTGAAAAATAATGATTGGAAATGGGCAAGTCACGTACCTTTAATTAAAGGGGTACTCGATTTATATGAACCACAGTCAGTTCTTGAATTAGGTTGTGGTCTACATTCTACTCCTTTGTTCCAAGTAAAGGGTATTACGTATAAAGGGATCGATAATGATAAAGATTGGGTACGTGATATTAAAGATAAGTTAGGCGTTATAATTGAACATCATGATTTGAATGGGATTGGTCCTGCAGCAATTTGGAATGATTTAACAGCATCACAAAAGGAAGATATTACATTATATTATCAAAATTTAGGAAATGAATCTCTCTTAATAAATAAAAGACCAAAACTTTTATTTGTGGATGGGTTTACTTGCACTCGTCAAATTGCAATTGATGTGTTAAAATCATATTTTGATATAATAATGTATCACGATAGTCACCCACGAAGAAAGGGAAGATTTACTTATTCGTATAAGCACCCAAAACAACAAGAACAAGGATTTACAAAGTATCATTTAAGGACACATCGGAATTGGACATCTGTTATGGTAAAAGATGATAAAGGTATTGATCCTTTAAAGGGTAGTGTTTCCCCATATATTATAGAATTTTATAAGCAATGGAAGCAAAATGTAGGAATGAAAATAATTAAATGATTATGAATGTAGTTGCTTGTGTATATTGGAAAGGTATTTTTAGAGGTCGTGAAAAGGTGTATACTCCTGAGTGGGTTTATATTTTAAGAAATATGGCTACAAGAAATATGCCTGAGGGGGAACCTTTTCGATTTGTTTGCCTTACTAATGTACCTGATGAATTTGATGATAGTATAGAAGTTGTTCCTTTAAAACATAATTGGCCCGGGTGGTGGAGTAAATTAGAATTATTTCGTCCAGGGGTTTTTGCCGATGGCGATCGTGTATTTTACCTTGATTTGGATTCTGTTATTGTAAAAAGTATAAAACCATTTTTTGATTATCCAGCAGATATTGCAATAATGAAATCTTTAGATACCAAACGGTTTGGGACAGAATGGAAAGACTTAAAAAATAATGGGGATCAAGCCATTGTAAGATATGGCTCAACCGCGATTGTGTGGACTGTTCCTTTTGGGCGTGAATTTTATGAGGAGTTTGATTATGTAGAGATTGTAGAACGTAAGAGATTGCGTGGAGATCAAGATTGGATGGCATTGTGTAATCCTGGGTTAGCGATGTTTGATACTAGATGGATTGAAAAGACACGGCATATGCCAAGATCGGGACCATCAATAAATGTAAAAATTGCATTACCAATGGCTCCTGGGATGCCTTTAAAAAATAAATCGGCTGCTGAAAAGTATCCGTGGATTGCAAAATTATGGAGGTAATATTATGTATGTAATATGTTTTTATTGGGAGGGTGACCGTTGGCAGTCTAATCCCGATTATCAAATGGGTTCTGATGACACGTCTTTCGCTCGGCATCTCAAAAAAATCGGGTTGGTTGATAGGAAGATGTCCTCTCGGTACGTGAATAACTTGTTTGCGGGTGTAACTCAGTTTGCGGACAGGGAGTTTGATTTTATCTGCTTCACCAATGAAGAACTGGATTTAGATCCTGGAATTGAAGTCAGGAAGTTCCCACTGGTCAGTTCCCGGGGAGTGCTGCCAAGGCTTTATATGTTTAGTGAAGAATCAGGCCTGTTTGGACATCAGGTCCTGTGTTTGGACCTAGATGTAGTGGTGGTGGGTAATATGAAGGCACTAATGTCCTATGACGGTTTATTCTGTGCCCGTTCCAAATTTAAGTTGGGAGAGCGTCATAAGTTGGATGGTGATATTATGTCCTTCCGTGCGGGACCTGAAGCCACAGCTTTATTTTGGGCACCATTTATAGCAGATGTAGAACAATCTGAGGAGATTACTCATGGCAGGGAAAGGTATTGGATAAGACATGTTGCTGATGATATTGCAGATAGGTGGGATGAAAAAGCACCAAGGGCAGTGCTAAGTTATAAGTGGCACATGAAGCGTTCTCCTGCTATTCCAAAAGATGCAAGCATCGTTAGTTTTCACGGATACCCGCGCCCGCATCAAGTGAATAAACCCTGGCTAAACAATTTATGGAAATGAGTAAACCAGTTGACATAGGGAAAAGTATACCGTTGGCACTTCTGTTAAAGGAGTATGCCGAGGAGGTTGTCACTACTGAAGGCAATATGTACTACCGTTTACCTTACTGGTTTCAACAGCTTCCTGGTAATTTTGAATTCGTATTACACACAGATGTGCCAGAGGACCTTGTTCAATTTATTACAAAAGCGGGATTGGGAGGAGATAATCCGCAAATAATAAAAGTAAAGTTATGATAGCACCAATTTTAATAACGGGATGTGCAAGAAGTGGTACCAGTTTGGTGGCTGGGATTGTCCATAAGTGTGGGGCATTTGGTGGGGTCATGTCAGGACCCAATACCAATAATGCAAAGGGGATGTTTGAAAATTCAAGAATTCGTGAGCACATTGTAAAGCCGTTTTACCGGTCCATCAATGTTGACCCGATGGGGCAGTACCCGCTTCCGGATGTTGAGTCCTTACTTATTCCCACGGGATGGCAGAAAAAGATTGAGGGGGTTATGATGGGGGAGGGGTATAAAGATGGTCCCTGGATGTACAAAGGTGCGAAGCTGTGTCAGCACTGGCCGGTTTGGCATTATGCCTTCCCCACTGCCAAATATATAATTGTGCGTAGAAAGACCAGTGATATCATCAATAGTTGTGAACGGACAGGGTTTATGAGGGCGTTTGCTCTACCAAAAAACTTAAATGCTGTAAACGCTTTCTCTGAGGCTGACGGGTGGTTGTGGTGGGTACACCAGCACGAACAAAGATTTGTAGAGATGATTCAGGCTGGTTTGAACTGTAAGGTGGTTTGGCCAGAGCGGATGGTGGATGGTGATTATTCTCAAATGAAAGAGACAATTGAATGGTTGGGTTTGAAATGGAACCAAGGTGAAGTCTTGGGTTTCATAGAGCCTAAACTGTGGAAATCCAGACAAAAACAAAAGGTATTAATTAAATAGGAGGACTTATAATGGCACGAGTTTCACAAGAGGACGTAAGAATAATACTTAACACTTCATTGTCTGACGATGCTGTTTACGAGTACGTCAGTATTACTAACAGT